GCGGGACGGCAAGACTTCGGCGAACACAACGGTTTGATCTCCGGCAACAACCAAGTGGACCCATACTGGGTATGGGTATCCTCCTAGACCTTCATTCTTCGGAGTGCTCTTCTCGAAATAATGACTGAACCACACCGCTTCGTCTTCATTGGTGTCGGTATAATGCTGCGTGCTGGCCGTTCGGTCATTCTTTTCCGCCCCCTGTGGGGCGTTGGTTATGCTCTTAATGGAAGCCGCGTAGTAGTTTTGAAAATAGGCAGCGTTCTGGTTGTGGGTGGAATGCAGGGATGAGGAGTACGGAATAGCGCCCGTGTTGAAAAATCTTGAGTTGTTCTTGATATCGCGGAATTGAACAATGTCCCAGAACCCCACGTACTGACACCCATTATCAAAGTTGATCGACGATAGAGGGTAGCGGGAATCATAGAACAGTCTAGTCGGGTGAACCTTCTTGAAGCGAACACCCTCTTTCTCAGTGCGTTCTTCCATCCGGTAGCCCTCTGGCTTACTCTCATCCTTAATGCGGTGATACTGCTTGGAGGATAGCCAGGAATTCTCAACTGCTGAAAAAGAATGGGAATGCAGGAACATGCCTCGGATTTCTTGTCCGAGTTGGTGTCGATATCCAAACTGGTCGGACATAATCTCGACCCGCTCCGATACGATCTCTGCCCGGAGCTTCCCTACTAACCCTTGCTGGCGCGACTCATAGCGCAAGAACGGGAATAGATTCTCGTACCGATTAACCTGAGAGGCTACGGCGCGGCGGATATACGGGCGAACTAAATTGATCGTAATGTCTGTGATCTTCGGGGTATTGATCCCGATTATATTCTGCGGATTCTGCTTATCCCTGATAAACATCTCATCCGCAATGGTGTCGCCGGAAACCTTCCTGATTTCCGTGTACAGCGAATCGAAGTCCATCTTTAAATCGCCGGACGCATAGAGCATGTGTGCGAATTTCTCCGGAGTAATCGGAGAATTATCGAACGCCAAGTCAGCAGCCATATAGAGCTTGTAGTTCTTCATCGACAGCTCTTGGCCGTTCTGTAGTCGCGTTTGAATGCGGCCTTCCCACTTCTTCCGGGTGGCGTATAGCTTAGCCGCTAACTGCTTCTCCGTCATATCCTTCTCGGCGTACTCTTTCTTATACAGCTTAGCGCCTGTCGGATTTAATTTAGTGTCGGAGTCGGCGGTGAAAACCGCCTCTAATCGCAATGGCGAAGTACCGAAATGTTCAAGGATGTCGTAGTCGATCATTGTGCCAGTTCTTTAAGTTTGCCCATCAGGACTTCATCTTGAGCTGTCGGTTTCTTGAAGCGAACGCCAAGCCGAGATGCGCGGACCCATCGTTCGATATTCTCCAAATGCCCAGCAATAGGCGGGGGAAACTTATTCTCCTTGAGCGCCTTTCTTAAAATAACCGGGGCCATAAATACCATTTCCGATAATTCCCCTTCTGTCATTTCAAGGATCATTGCCAACCTGCGGAAGCGTGGGCGATTCCAGTTACCTACAATCTCCTTATTTCTGCTTCGGATCAGGTGTTGGGCTGGGGTCACGCTGATCCAAGTACCATTTCCGCGCCAGTTGGTTCAGTGTCCGACGGCAAGGGCGCATCCTCTTCCTCAGACTCCTCTAACTCCACGGCCTCAATTGAAATCCGGGCGTTGTCCTCTTCTATTCCCAGAAGTTTTCCGGTGATAACGATGGTTACGTCACCCCCTGGTTCCTTCTGGGCAAAGTGATTAGAAAGCATCTCGTCGTCTGCGAGATTAAGAATGGCGATGTCGGTTTGATCCATGTTACTTCTTTTTAAAGATTACTCTTTGCTATTTCTAGCCGCTCACCATGGCAAGTTTATTCGCCTCATCGCGGAGTTTTGGTGCACCGAATTGGCGCAGGTCAGAGAAGTATATTGGGTACGAAACCGCGTCAAAGGTGTGAATATGCCCGTCAACAGCCTTCAATGGCTTATCTTCCAGCTCTTCCCTTGTCATCTTGTCGCGAGCCTTACGGAGACCGCTGAACATATCAATGACGGGCTGGCATCCGGCAGCGGAAATATACAGGGTTTCGTCCTGAAGCTTGTTCTTTATGGACAGGACACGCTCCCGCACAGAGTCCGACCCTTTGGGCGGTGATTGCATCCGAATAGGTGAGAGCCTTCGATACTTCAGCGGGTTGGCCTCGATCATCTCCCGTGACTTGAGATAGTATTCCCGGTACTCGTAGCTTCCGTGTGGGTTAAACTGGTCTAACGCCTGACGGTCAGAGATGTGGTAGAAGGTGAATGCGTGATCACACCGTTCACACCACCACTCCATTTTGTCGAGCAGGAGTTTAACGAGGACGTTAATTGAAATTTTCTTATCCTTGAAAATGGAGGTATCGAAAATCCGGTAGATTGCCCGGTCATTAACCCAGTTCCGCTGCATAAAGACGCGGGCATTATTGACGCTACCTGGGTCATATCCGATAATGATCGGTTCTCCAATGACAGGCTCCAGACCGAAGCTCGGAGTTCCGATAACATGAATAGCCTTCTCGTAGTACCCGTAAAATATCGAGTTCCCGGTGATCTTCGGAACCCACTTACCATGGATGGCGCGATCTACTTCCGTCGGATCAATCCGTGAAGTCTCGTAGATACTCTTAATGTACTCCTCTTTATCTGGGAAGAAATCATTCTCCACCATTTTGATATGATGAATCCCATAATCCGGATGGTACTCAACGATGTCGTTATCAAAATCAAACTCGTGGGCCTCCAACTTGTCCGCTGCGCCGTCCTTCAGCTTGTGTGGGAGCACGAAGAACTGATTGAACACCCAATGTTTTTGACCTATACTGGCCGGATTAGTCGTGGCCGTCCATTGCTGTGCCTTAACCGGGACCGATGATCGGCGACCGATTTGTTGGAATACAGCGGTAAAATACTCTGAGGATTGAGTATTAGCCAGCTCCTCCATCTGAAAAAAGGACGGCTTAAAATCTTTGATCCGGTTAACCAACTGGCCAGGATTAAGCATCGACTTAAACACGATACGTGAGATTCCCCCATGGACATTACGAATATCAACCCACCAGTTTTTAGCGTCATCCCGATAGGGTTCGTACAGTTTATCTGGCCCGGTTGTGAAATTTCCCCACTCTAGTCCGATTCCCTGACTCCACGTATGCAAGATCCCTAGTGGTTCTCCCTTGAGAGGGCCGTCGGAAATCAGGGCTTCGGTCGTCAAGTTTTCCCAAGCGCCACCAATTAAACCACCGGATCGCGTAATCGTAACCAGCATATACAGGGCGTCGTCATACAGATAGCAATGCCTCACCCCTTTGTGTTCATCCACTAAAGTCTTTCCACTTCCGCGCTCCCCGTGCAGCAGGACAATCTTACTCGGATCATAGTATGCCTCCCTTTGGCTAGGGGTCAGCGGGGGTTCCCACTCTTCCAGCTCCTCCTCTACTTCAGGGGGTGCTGCGTGTGGGTTTTCCTCTAATATTAGGCGTAATGCCTCATCTATCTCGCTTTGGGGAAGCCGCATTATCCGCAGCTTTTACCTGAAAGTCGATGGTGTAGTCAACTGATTGTTACCGTTTACAAAAAGATTACTCTGGGTAAATCTCCCATAGCTTAGCAGCATCATCCTGATCAATCAGACCCTTGTAATCAGTCAGGAACAGACGGGAATCCTTGTGTCCCATTATATCCAGTGACCACTCAAGCCCTTTGTGAAAAGCACAAGACGCAAAGGTGTGCCGCGAGCAATCGCTTTCCCACGTTGGGAGCTTCAGTTTTTTCCGCAAGTCTGCCATGTGCTTCCTGAAATTCCTGTACGTCATCGGGCATATTCTTCCCTGCTTTGGTTTAGCTTGGTCATACCACGCCCAAAAATTGTCGTGCAGATCGTATAGTGTCCGGAATGATCTGGTCTTACTGGCTGTCTCTGGGATATTAATACGCTTCCGGCGGCGGTCGAAATCCCCAAACGTCAGTTTCATCATTTCACCCTTGGGTCTAACACCAGTGAAGAACATCACGGCCAGGGTTAGCTGTAATTTTTGGGGGGCGGCGTGCAATAACGCTTTAACCTGATCAGGCTGATAGATACCTATCTGGCCTTTATCAGACTTAGGCTCCTGCCATGTGATCTGCTTGGTATCGATACTTGTCCACTGCTGTACGTTCTTCGCCCAGCTAAGGAAGGTAATGATTCGGCTCCGTATTGTCTTCTGGTTCGAGTTGCCGCCCTGCCCCCGGCAGTATGTGACTACCATTGCCGGGGTGATTGAGGAAATCGGCCAAGATTCCCGGTCGGCAATAAAGTTGTCGAGGATATAGGATGCGTTCTCGATATAT